GTACAGAAATGGGCGATACTGCTGCTAATGAAGTAGCACGTGACGCTCTTGCGTAACTAAATACTTGAGGGGCTGCTTTTACAGTGGCCCCTTAAACTTAACTAGAGGATTCCAAACATGGGCGTTACAACAGCAATGTGTAATAGTTTTAAACAAGAGTTACTTGGTGGTATCCATGATTTGGATACACATACAATAAAACTTGCACTTATTAAAGCTTCACCTACAGAAAACTATGGGGCTGCTACAACTACATATGATGGTAGTAGTGGGGGTAATGGTACATCATTAACTCAAGGTACAAATGATGAAGCTACAGGAACTAATTATAGTGCAGGTGGACAAAATTTAGATAGTGCAAGTATTAGCTTATCAGGCTCTACAGCTATTGTAGATTTTGCAGACGAAGTATTTTCAAATGTAACAACATCAGCAGATGGTTGTCTTATTTACAATTCATCAGCATCTAATAAAGCAATTGCAGTAATTAGTTTTGGTGGTACAGTAAGTGCCACAGCAGGTGATTTAACAATTGAGTTTCCACCAACAGGAGGTGGTTCTCCTGATAGTTCAAACGCAGTAATTCGTATTGCCTAAGAGGTAAGCTATGGCTGTTATAAAGGCTTCAGCACGATACGGTACAGGCAGATATGGAGTATCTGCTTACGGTGTTGAAGACATATCAATAACACTTACTGGTGTTGCAGCTACAGGTGCTATAGGCACAGTAGAAGATCAAACTACTGAAAGACTAGATAGTGTTAGTGCCACAGGTACAGTACAGGCACTTGCTCAAGTTAAGATTAGTGAAAGACTAGATAGTGTTAGTGCCACAGGCACAATTAATACACTTCACATCAATAATAAATTTACACTTGCAAACGTATCTGCCACAGGAGCAATAGAACCTGTATCTGCTGGTGGCTTTGAAATTGACATTAGTGAACGTATTACAGATGGTGTAAGTGCTACAGGTGCAGTACAGGCATTATCTAAAGTTAAAGTCACTGAAAGACTTGCAAGTGTAAATGTTACTGGTACAGTAGCTGCAGTTATACCACATGCAAATTCGCAGCTAACTCTTCTTTCAGTATCTGCTACTGGTCAAGTAAATGAGTTAGAAGAGCAGACTACAGAACGACTTGAAAGTGTAAGTGCAACTGGCTCTGTAGAAAGTGTAATAACAGCAGTATCAGAACGTTTAACATCTGCACCAGCTACAATAACTATAGGATTTACTGACGCTAACGTAACAGTCGTTAACCCTAACTTTAACTTATTTGCTGAAAACTATAGTCGTAGACGTACAATTATATTACCAAAGGCAGCATAATGTCTACAACATTTGATAGAACAATAAGAGTAAGACCAGAGCAACGTTTAATTTATATAGATGGTGCAACAACTACAACTACAAAAGAAAGAACTATAATAGTTCAAAAAGAAAATAGAGTAGTTTTTCCTAAAAGAGAAACAACTGCTTTAGATAGAACCATACGTGTAAGTTAGGATTAAAGATGAGTTTTCGATGGCCTAGTAAAGATCCAGACGAACAGTTAGATTATAGTGTAGATTGGTCACGATTTCTTGATGATGGTACAATTACACCACCAACAATTACTGCTGTAACTTGGTTTATTCAATCTACTTTATTTAATACAAAAACACAAATAGATGCAGGTGAAACATTTACAACTGCTTCAAGTAGTGCAACTACAGACAATATGCAAAACATATCTCAAACAAATACAGGAACCGTTGCAACTATAAATCTTGCTGGTGGACAAAATAATGTAGAATATACACTTACATGCCGTATTACTTTTGGTCCAACAAATAAAATTGCAGAACGTACTATTAAACTAAAAGTAAAGGAACGTTAATATGGCATATGATTATATTGGATTAGTCAATGACATAAATCGTAGAATTAATGAAGTTGAGTTAACATCTACTAATTTTGCAACTGCATCTGGTGAATATGCAATGGTTAAAGATGCAGTTAACTCTTCTATTCGCTATATTAATCAGCATGAATACGAATGGCCTTTTAATCACGTAGAAACAACAGAGACATTAACTGCAGGTATTACACGTTATGCATATCCTTCAGATGCAAAAACTTTAGACTTTGATAGTTTTAGAATTAAACGTAATGATACTTTTGGTAACGAAACTAAAAAATTAAGAATAATGTCTTATG